TGTCTGAATACATCAAAGTAGATTCGGCTGATTTCAAAGATGGTATTTTAAATATAAAATTATTTGAAGAAATACCTGAAGAGAAAAAAGCAAAGACAATTAAGATTAAATAATCTTATTACTGGGCATCATGAGAAATCACAAAGTAGCCATGCTCTGCCCAGTAAATTAAATATAATATATGACACCAAGAACTAAAACAGATACAATCGTTATACATTGCTCGGCAACACCTGAAGATATGGATATAGGTGTAGAAAAAATAAAACATTGGCACGTTGTTGATAATGGATGGGATGATATTGGTTATCATTATGTAGTGCGTAGGTCTGGCGAGTTAGAGACTGGTAGAGAAGAACATAGAACTGGTTCTCATGCTAGACAAGTTAATGGAACATCAATAGGCATATGTATGATAGGTGGTTCTAATAAAAATGGTGATTGGGAAAACAATTTTAACGAAGAACAATTTTCAACATTAAAAGAAATAGTAACAAAACTAAAAGATAAATATAACATAGAAAAAGTTATTGGACACTATGAAGTAGATGATGTTAAAAAATGTCCTTCATTTAATGTAAAGGAGTGGCTAGAAAAAAATGGCATGGTTTAGTTTAGCAAAAGTTGCATTACAAGCTGGTACTCACATTTTTAAAAAAAGACAAGAGACTAAGATGATGATGGCTGATGCACAACATCACCACGCAGCTAAGATGGCTAGAGGTGAAACAGAATATCAGGGTAAATTATTAGAAGCAAGACAATCAGATTGGAAAGACGAATTTATTTTATTAGTTCTCTCAGCTCCTGTGGCTGTGTTAGCTTGGGCAGTTGTATCAGAAGACCCTGCTGCTATGGACAAGGTAAAATTATTTTTTGAATACTTTTCACAGCTTCCCCAATGGTTCACTAATTTGTGGATTCTTGTCGTGGCGAGTGTGTATGGTATAAAAGGAACACAAATTTGGAGAAATGGTAAGAAGTAATTTATGAGGTGTAACTATGAATTATTATTTCACAGGTATTCTTATTATATTAATAGTATTATTAACAATATTTGGAAACCCAGGTAACTATTAATGAAGATTAGTGAAAATACATCAGTAAGTATGCCAATGAAAAATCTTATTAGCATAGTTATTGCTGTTGCTGTAGGAGTATGGGCATATTTTGGTGTAGTAGAAACATTAAATAAACACAGCACTAAATTAGAATTAATGGAAAAAGATTTAGAAGCTAATTCAGAATTTAGAATTAAATATCCAAGAGGTGAATTAGGTCAATCAAGTGGGGAAGCAGAATTATTTATGCTAGTAGAACACATGGCAGGTTTAATTGAGGGTATGGAAGAAGAATTAAAAAATATGAGAAACAATAAAGTTAATATTGATTTCTTAAAAGAACAAGTTTCAAAACTACAAGTTGATGTAGAGAAATTAATTAGAAATGGGAGTGGACACTAATGATAGAGATGGTATTTGCCCTTTTACTTTTACAAGACCATAAAATTATTGAACATAGGTATCATAGTTCATTATCAAGTTGTTTAAAAGCTAAAAGATATGCAATGAAAGACAAGAGTGGTAAAGATAGGGTAGTATATAAATGTATTCAATCTAAGGCAAATGTAGAAATATATATGGGGGAGAAGAAAATTACTTCTTTGATATTAGATTAATGAAATATGTTTTAACTATGATAATGTGTTCTGTTATGGAAGGACAAACAACCTGTATTCCACCTTTTACATTTGAAACAAAATACAATGATGCTTATGATTGTATGATAGAAGGGTATAATAAATCTTCAGAAAAAATTATAGAGTTAGGTAGAGAGGATGTTAACGAATATAATATTTATATTAAGTTTGGATGTACTCCTATAAAAGCTAAAGCAACTGCAGTCTAACTATAAAATACATCTCTAGCAATTTTTTCTAATTCTTCAGATAAATCACTAAAATTAATTTTACATTCTCTTAACATTGCTGTAATAACACCAGCATTATTTTTATGGAAATGTAAATTAACTTTATCCATAGGATAGTTTTTTATTTCTGTAATAAATTGTCCTTGATTATTAATTAAAAGTTTGAAGCCCATAAGTTCAGCTTCTTTTCTTTTAACTCTTTTTTTACTTTTGAGTTTTCGATTCTGCTGCATGATTTCTTTTTAATAAATCTAGAAGAAAGTCATCATCTGACTTTGCTCCTTTCTTTTTTGTTAAAGGTTTATCGCCATCTTTATACACCTCAACAGTTTGTATTCTTGCAGGATTGGTCATAAATACTGGTAGTTTAGTATTGTCATGACTCTTTACCATAAAGAAACCATCTTCAGCTATACCAAATGTTTGTACATTTTTAATATCTATATCATCAGAACCTACTAAACATAGACGCATATGATATACTGGACCAATAGGTTGTTTTGGTTTACCATCTAAACCTAATACATTAGACATTTCTTTTATCCTTTAAAAATTTTTTAGCTGCTTTTGCAAGTTTAGCTTGTTCATGTTTATTTTGTACCTTTGCTCTTTGTTCTAAAACAGTTAATATTTGTATTTTTCTAGCATATGGTTTGTTAATATTTTTTACTTTTTTAATTGTATCTTTTGCATCTTTTATTGTAGCATATTTAATACTAACTGTGTCTTTAGGATTTTCATCTGTATACAATCTTCTATCAGAACCTGGTGGTTTTTTACCTGTTCCTACTTTTGGGTCTTTACTCATTATATATCCTGATTGTGATTATTTTTTAATGTTTGTTGTTGTTCATTTTCAAAACTAATATCTGTTGCATGGTCTTTGTTATAACTTTTACTTGTAAATGATTCACCAATAGGTTCTACTTTTCTTACTGGTTCAGGTTTATAACCAACATCTCCATGTTGTCCATCATCATCAGCTAAACTATCTATACTTTCAGTATACATTTCATTTAACTTTTCATTATTCTTTGTTATCTTTAATTTAAGATGTTCTTTTAATGCATCAATTTTAACATGAAGTATTTTATCTATGTGCCTGTTTATACCATACATAGGTAAATCATTTAATGCTGAAATAATTCTGCGAAAACCCCTTGCTCTTTTTTCTAATTGTGTTATTTGTGATTCTTTAGTCATGAGTAATCCCTCTCTATTATCATTTCAAGATAGTGAATAGCTTTTTCAATATCTTTTTGTTTGCCTTTTGCTTTGTGTCTACATATATATTTTATAGCATTACCTTCTGCAAACAATAAATTATTTTCATTTATAAACTCAGCAGGTTGAATTTTCATTTTAGAATAATGATTACCATCTACTTGTTTATTTAATGAATCATATGTAGTGCCTTTAAACATATCTTTATGTGTCATTATAATGGTCCTTTTTCTATCATTTCTTTTCTTCTTAAATCTTTTTCACTTGGTTGCAACATAGCATTTAAATCATCTATTGTCAACTCTGGGTTGCGTTTTAACTTCTTGACTACCCATTTGTAAGACCATGGTTGAAGTTTAAATGTATCACCACTAAAGTAATGAGTTTGATTAGGCAATAATGTTAATACATTTTTTACATTTACTTTAGCTTGTTCTTCCTTATTCAATAAATTTTTTAACCACTCAACTAATATAGCTTTAGCTTTTTTTCTAATTGGTTTCATTTTCTTTGTATTCATTTTTTTAATTTTATTAATTTAAAATTATTTTCTCTATCAAAATATCTATATGACATTCTAACTGGTTGAAATTTATAAACATAATCAAACACAATAGTTTCATCTAATTCTTTACAACTATAAACATCAAGCTGTACTAATGCAGGATTCATTTCATCCCATGAGTGTAAAGTTATATGGGATGTTTCTATTATAGTCACACAAGTTAATCCTCTATTACCTTTTACATCACAATATTTTGCATAAGGACCAGCAAGTATTTTCATACCAATATCTTTTATTAAATTCTTAGTCCACTTCCTCATTACTTTTAAATCTTTAGGAGGGTCTAATACTTCTGCTCTAACTAGCAAGTGTTTGTGTTTTAATTCCATCTGTAAATTCTTTTGTTATGTCTTCTACATTAGGTTCTTTAACTACATCAGCTAAGAATACATTTTTATTTGAATATTTAAATACTCTTAATCCTTTACCTTTATTTGCATCTGCATAACATTCAAACTTATGTATACAAAATTGACAGCCAACTGGTATAACTTTGTTTCCATTTTTCTCTGTCTTTAATGGATAACATCTTTCAGGTGGTACATCACTAGCTAATTTAGTATTTAAATCTTTTATTAAAGTTTTTGTATCAGGTTTAGCTAACTCATCTGGTTTGTAAAAACATATATCACCACTTGATTTATCAGCAACAAGAAAACCTCCACCTTTAGTTCCTTCAGCTTCTTCATATCCTGATAACTGGGCATG